ATTATTTTGACGAATTAACTACTAAAGTTAAAAATAAAACTTTTACAGTTGCTGAAGCAATTGCAGAAGCAAAGACTAAAGATATTATGTGGTCCCTTATTGGGATTAATTCATTTGACGAATTAGAGGAGGCGTTAAGTGATAACTAATATATTACTTGGGTTGATACTTGCTGGTATCTTGTTTTTATGTTTAATGGTATATGCGATAGGGGAAAAACTTGGCGAGACGAAAACTAGATAGATTATCAGAAAATTATAATAACGGAAAACCGTACTATCCTACCTTGACGGACGGAGAACTATGGTTTGATATACTAAATAATATTATATTTAAAAGAAAATTACCACCTTTTGACAGCATTGGTATTAGAAGATTAAGAGACGCTGTAGGTCAAGTCATAATCGAGGATGATAAGACTAAAAAAGTGGAATGTCATTTAGAACTACATTATGTTATGAAAGACTTTAGAACATTCCTAGAAGTGCTAGGACACGAAATGGTACACTTGTGGCAATATACACAATTAGCAGATAGTACCTGTAATCATAATGTTGAATTTTATAAATGGAAAAGAGTGTTTGGCGCTAATGGTTTACGCTTGACATTAACTGTAGATAATGATATAAAGATTGATTAGGAGTAAATATATGAAATACTTAACAACAATTTTGGCAATACTTGGTCTATACCTAGTGGTATTAGGTTGTAGTCCAAAAGAAATAGAATGTACTGATGATGGTTGTCCTGAATGGAATGAATTGGTTACACCACCAATTCCAGATGACCTGGATATTAGAGGTGATTTGAAAACTGAATACTTTGTGGTTCCAGTTGTATCAACAGGAAGTAAAGATGAATTTGTCCATTCACTTAATAGGTGTATTGATTACCTGTATGAAACATTACCAAGTGACCAACATATACCTAGAGAACTAGTTATTGCTCAGGCAGCAATTGAAACTGGTTGGGGTACGAGTAGATTTGCCAACGAAGGTAATAATCTATTTGGTATTAGAACATTTAACAAAGACGAAGAATGGTTATTACCAATTACATGGGACCAAAACAAGTGGATTGGTTGGGGTGTAAAAGTTTATAGTAGCAGATGTGAAAGCGTAAAAGATTATGTTAGAATACTTAACGAAGTATATGCTTATGAAGACTTTAGAGCATTAAGAGACCAAGGTGCTGATGTATATGAATTGGCAGATACTTTAACAAGTTATGCTACGAGACCAACATACACTACTTTAATTAAAGATATTATAAAATATAATATAGTAGGTGTTTATGAACTATAAAAAACTTACTAAATCTGAACTATATTGGCGTAGAGTTGCTGCTCTTGAAGCATATATAGAAAAAACTGAATGTGTTTTGCCAGATTTGCATTTCGCATTTAAAATAAAACTACTTTTATTAATGCAAAAGGTAGAATATGTTTAAATTAGCAGTAATTATATTATTGATATTAATATTAATGAATACTTGTGGAGGATAATGAATATTTTTTATTTAGATAAAGACCCTAAAATTTGTGCTCAATATCATAACGATAAGCATGTGGTTAAGATGATTTTAGAATATGCTCAATTGATGAGTACAGCACATTACGAACAAGATGGTCCAGACCATCCATTGGTAGATAGATTATATAAACCTACACATAAAAATCATCCAAGTGCCGTATGGGTAAGAGAGTCCGCATATAACTATTATTGGTTATATCAATTGTGGACTAACCTGTGTGATGAATATACACATAGATATGGTAAAACACATTTAACGGATATTAAAATGAGGGAGTTATTAAGAAACCCACCTAAAAATGCAATACTGAACAAACCATTTACACCACCTACACCTGCTATGCCAGATGATGTGATAGATGTGGATAGTTTAGTGGCATATAGAAACTATTATAAAAAACATAAAGAACATTTAGCAACATGGACATTAAGAGAGGTACCTGAATTTTATGCTAACTAAATTAGCACATGATATAGAAGAATTTGATATAAACATTAACGAAGATGAGTTAATGTCATTAATGAAAATTAAGAGACGCTGGCCATTTAGATATCCTTGGGACCAACCAAGTGTAGAAATTATTAACAATGTAGGAAATACATGTCGTCCTTTTTATAATGAAGCAGGTTTTGATTATGATGATTGGCGATGGAGATATAATCAAGGTTTTACAACCATTCTATCTAATATATTAGACTTGACGGAAGAATTAAGAAATTTAGATAGTATGCTTAATGCCAAGATAGGCAATCCTGTGAATGGTAATTTTTACTGGTCAAGGACAGGTCAAGTAGCTAGTTTTGATTATCATAACCACGATTATGATGTTATAGTAAAACAAATATATGGTAGTTGTATATGGAAAATAGATGGTAAAGAATTTGAAATTACTCCTGGAAAAACAGCATATATACCTAAAGAAACAGGACATTGTGTTCTAAATAAACCAGAAGATAAATTATCTTTAACAATTAATATAGAATAATGCCAACATATAGATTTTTAAACACGAAGACAAAAGAAGAATATGAGGAGTTGATGTCCATTGCAGAAATGGAATCATTTATAAAAAAGAGACATATCAAATTATTACCTCCTACACAAATGAATATAGTAGCAGGTGTTGGTAGCACTAATATTAAAAATGACGGTGGTTGGAACGAACAGTTAAGTAGGATTGCAGAAGCACATCCAGAAAGTAATTTAGCTGATAGATATGGTAAGAAAACCAATGCTCAAATCAAAACAAAGAACTTATTAAATAAGTATAGGAAACAAAAGAAATAAATAGGAATGAGATATTAAACAGCACTAACTTTGTAGGGATATTATATGTAGCCTGAAGATTGTAAGCTGAGTTTAATCTCTAATCCGTAAAAGGACATATTATGGTAAGTAAAAAGAAAACATTGGCAATATCATCAAGTGAATTGAATGAAATTAAACCAATAACAGAAACACAAAAAGAAGTCTTTGCTCAATATAAAGCAGGACAAAATCTATTCTTATATGGTGTAGCAGGTACAGGTAAAACTTTTATTGCTTTATATAATGCATTAAAAGATGTGTTGGATCCTAAATCACCTAGAGAACGAGTATATATTGTTCGCTCATTATTGCCAACAAGAGATATAGGTTTCTTACCTGGTGATGAGGAAGACAAATCATATTTGTATCAAGTGCCTTATCAAAACATGGTACGATTTATGTTTAAACAACCTGATGACAGGTCGTTTGACCAGTTGTATATGAATTTAAGAAATCAAGGTACAATTGATTTTCTATCAACAAGTTTTTTAAGAGGTATCACAATAGACAATGGCGTAATCATTGTTGACGAATGCCAGAACTTAAATTTCCACGAATTAGACACCATTATGACTAGAGTAGGACAAGATACTAAAGTTATATTTGCAGGTGATATCCAACAAACAGATTTAACAAAGACAAATGACCGTAATGGTATATTAGATTTTGTTAATATAATGAACCAAATGAAAGAGGTAGAATGTATTGAATTTGGCATACCAGACATTGTGAGAAGTGGTCTGATTAAATCTTACCTCATAAACAAAATAAAGTTAGGACTCCACTATGAGTAAATTTTCAGAAGCATTAGAAGTAATACTACACCACGAAGGTGGGTATGTTAATCATCCAAAAGATCCAGGCGGCGAAACAAATCTTGGCGTAACCAAAAGAGTTTATGAAGAATTTGGCGGTACGAAAGATATGAAAGAGTTAACACAGGAAGATGTTGAACCAATATACAAAAAGAACTATTGGGATAAATGTCGCTGTGATGATTTGCCAGCAGGTTTAGACCTGTGTGTATTTGATTTTGCTGTAAATGCAGGACCAGGTAGAGCGGCAAAGTATCTACAAACATTAGTAGCGGCATTACCAGTTGATGGCGGTATAGGACCTATGACATTGGCAAAAGTCAATGAATATGTGGATAAGTTTAATGTTGAACACGCTGTGGATCATTACCAAAGAAATAGACAAAAGTATTATGAAGAATTATCTACTTTTGATACATTTGGTAGAGGATGGACAAGACGAGTTGAAGAAACTACTGAAACGGCAAAAAAATTGATTTAAAGTGCCTAAACCATATTTACATGATGAATTATTTGAGATAAATGATAATTTGAATCCAATACTCAATGAGATTGGACCATATCAATATCTATCAATAGATAATTTTTATAAAAGACCTGATGACATTCATCAAATGTTATCAGAATCCTGGACACCAAGTTTCAAAATTAGTGAAAGAGGATATAATTTCAAAGATTATTATGATTGTCGAGCTGTATTTCCTATACAGCATGACACAATAGAATATTTAAAAAATATTCCTATTCTTAAAAATAAATTTGAAAATCCAGATTTCAATGAAATATACTCAAATACATTTAGTTGGATTAATGTTCCGTCACCAAATTGTCAATTTCTTCCACATGAAGATGAAAACTTAAATGTTCTAGTTTATATGGACAAAATAGGTTCTGGTGGAACAGCACTATATGAAAATTACAAATATATGCCACATCATGTTGAAAACATAGATATCAGATACAATATTGAAGAATTAAAATACCATGTGATACCGTCAGAATTTAATAAATGTGTTATCTATAATGGTCGTATTCCACATGGCGGATATATTGAAGACCACAATCAATACACAAATGGAAACTGGCGTCATAATTTAGTATATTTTTTCAACAATTAGGCTTGACTTTTCCTCTATTCTATGTTATAATATAGATTAGATTAAAAATAAAGGATTATATAATGTTTAATCACATAAGACCAACAGGTGATATGCCACCTTTAAAAGCAAAAAATGTAAATGGTAAGAGATTTTATGAAAATCTGGAGACCAAAGAAGCATATCCATCTATTACAAGTGTTCTATCAATTAGACAAAAACAAGGTCTATTAGAATGGCGTAAGAAAGTTGGTGAAGAAGTTGCTAATCATGTTATGAGAACTGCTGCCAATAGAGGTACTGCCGTACATAATATGGTAGAGGATTATCTAAACAATCTTAATATAGATGATAAAGAAGACTATAAGAAACAATTTCTCCCAAGAATGATGTTTCAGGTTCTAAAACCAGAACTACAAAATATAAATAATATTAGGCTACAAGAAGCTCAAATGTATTCAAGCGATTATACAGTTGCTGGAAGATGTGATTGTGTTGCAGAATACGAAGGCGTATTATCTATAGTGGATTTCAAAACATCCAAAGGAGAGAAAAAGGAAGACTGGATAGAGAATTATTTTATTCAAGGTAGTGCTTATGCAGAAATGTATGAAGAACACTTTGGCGAACCTGTTGAACAGGTGGTAATATTAGTGGTTACGGAAGAAGGTACCACACAAGTATTTAAAAAGAATAAAAAAGACTATCTACCTCAATTAAAAGACGCTATAACAGACTTTTACAAATGGGTAGAAAAGAATGAAAGTAATTAAGGAATTAAGATTATTAATATTTTTATTGACATTTATAATAATTGTTTCAGTTGCAACCAGAACAGGTGCAGAGGAACCAAAAATGTATGATACTGAACAAATGACGCTGAGAAGTGTCCCTACATATTGTGGATATACAGGATTTATGTTTGATACATCAATGAATAAGTTTAATGAAATACCAATTGCAGGTGCTGAAGTTAGAAGTGCTG